TAATGGACTTTGCGGGAGCCAGACAGTCTTTAGATACTTGGAATAATTCATCTCTATTTAAGGAGAGGAATTTGCACTTAGGGGACTTCGATGCAAACTTCAATACCGAAAAGGACATTAGGGCAACCAAGCGTGGTTATAACCTAGCAGAGAAAAATATAGTGCATATACAAAATTTTAATACTGGATGGATTAGAGAAGCAAATGAGTATATGCAAATGTGTTTTGACAGAGGTAAGCTATTCTTTGCTTCTGTCCCAGTCGATGCAGAATTTGAGTCTATGGCGAAACAAAGGAATATACCCATGGAAAACATTAACTATATTTACGGTCAAGAGAACGAAGACAACTTCAAGGAAGAAGATTGGCTAAAGAAAAAGCAATACGATTTCATTGAACATCAAGTGAGATTGATCTCACAAACGAAGACGGAATGCGCTAATGTTAAAATGACGGCAACGCCACAAGGGCATCAAACGTTTGATTTGCCCACGGCTATGAGAAAGATGAATAGTCCAGATAAACCTAGGAAAGATTCCTATTCCTCACTTTTACTTGCAAATTGGGGTCGCAGATGCTATGAAATACTTAACGAGGCTAGTGATGAAGAAGTTCATGAATGGGTAAGACCAATGATGATTTAGTAATTCACATTAAGTCACATACAATGTAATAAATAATCAAATGCCTAAAAAGAAATATAACTCCGACTCTTTATACTTTACAGATAGAAAAGCGTACTATAAACAAAAATCTTTGGGAAACAAAGAAGAATTGAGTGAGCCAAGATCACCAAACCATTACGAAGTATTTTCTAGTAAAGAAAATCTTGAAAAGAGTATCGGCATGGTAGCTGGAAGCCCTGGAAGAGATGGATTCTTGGGTAGATCATTAGATAGCGCACTGGGATTAAATAGCAAGTTAACTGGAAGATTCCCAAATCTACTTGGGCAAGGAACCTTGTATAGAAGATATGCCGATGGTTATATTGGCATTCAGGAGGTAGTTTATCTTTGTCAAAAGGCTTGGGAAGAATTTCAGCTTTTCAGAAACACTATTGAAACTATGGTAGAATTTTCTGCCTCAGATATACAAATAACTGAAAAGAACGCTTCTGCAAAATCCTTTTGTGAAGGATGGTTGAATGCTGTCAATATGAAGGGGTTTTCTGAGCAATTTTATAGAGAGTTATACAGATCTTGTAACTTATTCATATACAAGATAAACGGAGATATTGATAAAAAAGATCTAAAAAGTTTAAAAGATTTATCGGGGGGTGAAGTAAGCATCCCAGTAAAGTATACAATTTTAAATCCTGCCCAAGTTGCTCTTGAAGGTGGTGTCACTTATGATTCTGCCGTTTACAAGATACTCAGCCCTTATGAAATACAGAGGCTTAAAAATCCAAAGAGCGAAACAGAAAAGTCTATCTTCAAAAACTTAGATAAGGATATCCAACTTCAGATTGAAAACTACTCTGAAAACTATGGAGGGTCTACAGAATTTTTAAGAGTGGCTTTAAAAGATGTAGATTCTATCTTCTACCAAAAGCAAGATTACGAGTATTTCGCTGTACCTCTCTTCTATGGGGTTCTGGACGATATTGAGTTAAAGCTAGAGATGAAAAATGCCGATAGGCAGATTATCCGCTCGTTAGATAGTATGCTACTTCTCTTAACTATGGGTGGTGCTAAATCCAGAGATGGTGGCGAGCTACCTCCAAATCCAGAACATATGGCATATATGAAAACTCTTTTTGATAACAAGAAGGCTCAAAGGGTATTGGTTGCGGATTACACTACCAAGGCAGAATATGTTATTCCCGATATCGATAAGATAATTGGTAAGAATAAATATGAGCAAGTAAACGAAGATATTAGAGAAGGCTTACAAACCGTTTTTGGTGGCAACGAAACATTCTCTAATTCTGTAACTAAAGTTAAAATTTTCTGCGAAAGATTAGAGAAAGGACAAAGCATTTTCAAGAAATGGTTAGAAGAACAGTTGCACGAAGTATGTAAGAAGATGGGCTTTAGCGCCAGACCAAAAGTTAAATTGTCTAAGATAAGCTTAGAAGATGATGCGCAAATGTTCAGGGTTTACACTCGCATGGCAGAACTTGGATTCTTGACACCAGAAGAATTATTTAACGCAACTAAAACTGGAGTTCTGCCTAGCATGGATGAAAGTGTTAAATCCCAAAGACAATTCAAAAAACAAAAAGAGGAAGATATTTACTTCCCTCAAATTTACAATAACTCATCCTACAATCCACTTGATGCGGAAACACCAGCAGGTGAAGAAAATGTTGAGCCTTCTGCTAATCAGAAAGGTAGACCGCCAGCTAAAGATTCTGGATTCAACGAAGTTAGAACTAGAAGAGTTGGAAGTGTAGAACAACTATCACTAAAATCTCTAAAGGACGTTTTGCACAAGTTTGATGATTTGAAAGAAAACGTAAACAAGGCTTTTGTTAAAAAATATAAAGTAGATAAGTTTACTGATGGTCAGAAAGAAATAACTAAGTCTATAGCTTTAAATATATCTAAAAACTACGAACTGAATGATTGGGAGCAGGCGGTATCAAAAACTGTTGAGGATAAAAATATTTTTCTAAATGAAGAGATGCAGTCTTCGATAGACAAAATTTGTGAAGACTTTGAAATTTCTGACGAGTTTCTAGGTATATTAATCCATCATTCTAAATGAGTTCCCAATTATAGGCCATATATGTAAAATACTATATGCCTTTTAATTTAGAAGAAAATTTTAAATACAAAACACGCTTTGTATCTAAAGCCAATGTTGTATCTCTAGTAAATTCTAATCTATCCAAAGCTTCCATAGAAAAACTTGGTTCTACTCTGGACATTGATAGTTCGGAAATAGAAAAGAATCCAGACCTACTTTTTGTATCAGCAGACCTTTTTGTGTCAGATGTTGCAAATAAAAATGGGGATTTGGTAGATAGAGAAGGAGCAATTGATTTATCTAAGCAAGTAAATAAAAAATATCTCAATATCGAGCATGAGGAGGAAATGGTTGTTGGCTCTTTAATTAGCCCATTTTTCAGAAAGTATGATGGTAGTAGAGATATTATAGATGCAGAAGACTTAGAAGACTATGAGGGATCTATAGTCGTAGGTTCTACTGGTTATGTTTGGAGAAGCGTCAATGCAAAGTTGGCAGACTTCATGATAGAAGCCTCCGATAAAGAAAGTAAAAATTATGGAATGGCTTCCATGTCTTGGGAAGTTTACTTCAATGATTTCGATATTTTAAAAGGTTCTAACTCGATCAGTAAAGGTCAAGTTATTTCAGACAAGAAGGAAATAAATAAAATGAAACCATTCCTAAGAGGATATGGTGGAGAAGGTATCTATGAGAATGCTCCTATACATAGATTAATAAAAGGGGAGAAGTTGTTTCTGGGCGCAGGAATCGTTAGAAATCCTGCCGCTGATGTCAAGGGAATACTCACATCTGAGTCGGAAATTTTTAAAAATAAAAATAAAAAAAAATCACAACGTATAAAAATTAATGTAAAAGGTAATAAAGCTATGAAAATCTCAGATATAACTGATTACAAACAAGCACTCGCTTCAATCACCAATGGTGACGAGGTTGACGTGAAAACTCTTGCTTCCTTGGAAGCAAATTTCGATTCTGTAGTTGAGAAAGCCCAGGCTTCCGCAATTGCCGAAGAGATTCGCAAGAAAAGCGAGGAGTACACAGCTTCTTTAACTGAAAAAGAAGAAGCTTTCGCAAAGGCTGAAGAAGCTCGCGCAGAATTGGATGGCAAAGTTGTTGCTTTGGAATCGGCTAAGGCTGATCTTGAAGGCCAGCTTTCCGAACTTAACGAAAAAGTTGAAGCACAAGAAAAGCAAAGAATTTTCGACGAGAGAATGACTGCTTTGAGTTCTGAATTCAACCTTGAAGGCGAAGTAGCAAAGATTGTTGCTGAAGAAATCAAGGACATTGACGAAGAAACATACGGTGCTTGGCTTACTAAATTTAA